TGGCGGGCTACACGGAAGCCGAAATACAAAAAGCCGTCAACGCGGTGTACGAACGGCGGAAAGCCACGCTTGACGCGCTGGCGCAGAAGGCACGCGAAGCTGCACAGGCGCTGCCTACCCAAGAAAACGTTGACGCCGTGCGCGACGCGATTGACGCCGTGGAATCAGTCAAGGTGGTTTCGCGTGACGCCGGCGCGCAAATCCGGTCTGACCTTGCCGGAGCGCTGGAAAACCTGTTTGCCAGGCTGATTACGAACGCGCGCAACGCCAAAGAAGCGTTCAAGCAGTTCGCACTTTCGGTCGTGCAGTCAATCGCGCGAATTATCGCGCAAATGCTGGTGCTGAAGCTGTTGCAAGGTGCTTTGGGCGGGATTTTTGGCAAAATCGGGCTTGGCGGTGTGTTGCCGGGAGTGCCAGGCAAGGCGGCGGGCGGGCCGGTTGCGGCAAACGCGCCGTATATCGTCGGCGAAAAAGGGCCGGAATTGTTTGTGCCAAAAGTCTCTGGCACGATTATTCCGAATGACGCGCTGGCGGCAATGCCAGCGATGGCGGCAACGCAGCCTATAACCATCGTGAACCGCGTGGACACTGGCAGTTTTGATGACCACCTGATGGGCGCGGCTGGCGAGAGGATTGTGATCAACCATATCCGCGCGAATCGCGGGCGGATTGCGCAGATGCTGAGGACGGTATGAGCGCGCCGGTTTTCCCATTCGAGCCGAATTGGGCAAACGGGATTGACGAAATCTGGAGCTATCGCACCGAAGTCCAAGCCGCGTGGGACGGGCGTGAAATCCGGCGTTGCATCCGTGACGCGCCACAGCGTCAAATACAGTACCCACTTTTGACGCGCACGCCGGAACGTCGGAACCGCATTCACCGGCGGCTGCTTGACCTGCTAGGCAAGCAGGTGCGCATTCCGGTTTGGCAGGACGCTAGTCCGGTATCGGTTGGGGCTGGCGCGACAAGCTGCACCGTCAATACGCCAGGACGCCAGTACTACGACGGCGGTGAGGCTATCCTGTGGCAGGACGAGCAGACGTGGCACGTTTGCGATAATCTCGTGGAGTCGCCGACTTCAATAAGCTGGACAACTCCGACGCCAAGCGCCTTACAGGGGCGCGTTGCGCCTCTCGTTCCGGCGCGGCTGCTGCCTGACGTTGACGGGCGGGTTTACACGGTTGACTTGGAAGAGCTGCGCGTCAACGCTTTCTTGGATTCAAGCGTCCTGCTTGGACGGCTGGTTGACCACGACTATCCGACTTACTCTAACCGCATTGTGCTAGAGCACAAAAGCGACGAGAAAGACCGGAGCCTGGAATGGTCACGCCGCGTCGAAACGCTGTCTTATGAGGCGGGGCTAACCACGGCTTACCCGGCGTGGCTGCAATCCGTCGTGGCGTACGATTTCCAGTGGATTTTTTCTACGCGCGAATCCTTCGGCAAGTTTCTCGATTTCCTGCACCTGCAACGCGGACGTTGGGGCTGGTTTTGGTGGGATACCTGGGCGCGTGACCTACGTTTGACCGCACCAATCAACTCGTGGGACACGGTGATTTTTGTAACCAACGAGGCTACTGGGACTGTGCCGCCGTGCCGTTCGGCGCTGACAATCCGGCTAAAAGACGGTACACTTTTCCGACGCAACGTCACCGCACAAACGGCTATCAGCGTGACGCTTGACTCGCCGCTTGGGGTGGCAGTGGCAATCGGAGAGATAGACCGGATTACGTGGCTGCTTCCGGTGCGGTTTGATACTGACACCTTCCGCTTTCGCTGGGAAACGACTACGCTGGTGCAGGTTGCGGCACGGCTGCGTCACGTGCTGACAATTGTATTGTAGACGACACTGACGGTGGCGGTGGTGACGATCCACCTGTGGGGTCTTAGTGAGCTGGGATAATCTCGACACTGGGCAAGCTACTGGGCGTCCGGCGCTGGCGTTTGAGTTTCTCGCGCACACGACCTATTACCGTTACACGTCCACTTGGGCGACGGTGTTTGTTGACGGTCAGGAATACTCGCCAGAGGTGATCTCGGTCGAGCCGTTGGAACTCAAGCCCAACCAGACAGACCAGCGGCTGACGATTCTGTGCCGCCAAGACTTGCCGGTAGTGACAATCGCGCGTCAAGCCAGACCACGGCTACGAGTTAGAATTCGCCAGTTTCACATGAGCGATTGGAGTGCCGTCCAGACTTTCTGGGTCGGCTCAGTGATAGGCGTATCCTTTCAGGGCGTTGAGGCGCGTCTGTTGTGTGACGCGGGGATAAATCGCGTTGACGGGCTGCTTGCACCACAGCAGTTTGGCGGTTCGTGCCAGTGGACGCTGGGACACCCATGGTGTCCGGTCAATCTCGCAAACCACACTTTTACGGGCATAGTGACAGCAGTGTCTGGGCGTCAAGTGACGGCGCCAATATGGGCAGGGGGGCCAGCAGACTATTTTGTCAACGGACACTTGATAACCGCCGATGGGCGTAGCGATACGATTGACGAATATTTGCCGAGTTCGGGAACAGTTCGTACTCGCTCCGATTTAGGCATCGCCGTAGGTGATACCGTGACGGCTGTCGCTGGGTGTGATGGCGCGCTTACAACCTGTCAGGGGCGGTTCGGCAGCGAAACAAATGGCGGGCTAGCGTGGGGCGGGTTCCGCATTCCACCGCGTGATCCACAACGAGGGGGAATAATCTGATGCCTTTCCCGCTGATTGCCATTGTTATCGCTATCGCGTCATTTGCCTTGAACGTGATTTCGGCATTACTACGTCCGAAAACCAGTGACCGCCCAGACAAGGACTGGGATATTCCAACGGCGACAGAAGGACGATCAATTCCGGTCGTATGGGGTACAGACCTTCAGCGCGCGCCAAACATTATCTGGTGGGGCGATCAGCGCGAAGTGCGTAGAAACAACATCTGGCGCTACTTCGTTGGAATTGCGTGGGCATTAGCACATGGAGCGCCGGTACTGAAGTCCATCATCGTCAATGAAAAAGTTATCTGGACGGGCGCTCTAACGCACGGGCAGGAACTTTTTCTTAACCTGCCGAATCTGTTTGGTCAAGCTGGCGGCGGTATTATCTGGGATTTGAAGTACTATCAAGGCAACGGGACGGTTGGGGCAGACCCTTATCTAGCGTCACGAGTATCAAGCTATCCCGACCATCGGCGCGTTGCTTATTTGGTATCACGTGGCCCAGCAACGTGGTCAGCAGGAAGCAACTGGAAGGGGTTTATCGGCAATTCGCCAAATCTGCCAACGGTGGAGTTTGAATTACAGCGATTCCCAAGCACAGTTACACCGCCGTCCAGCATGTCCATCGGGACGCTGAACGCCTCGACCACACAGACGGGTGCGAACCCNCCGGAGTGGTTCACCAGCGACTTCTGGGTCGCGCGCGGCGATCAATATTCATCAACCGACGGCTGGAATAACGTTGACAAGTATCTTCAGGCAACCAAAAGAATCGTTGACCCAACGGTTGAAAACGGTTTTTTTATCGGCATCGGCTCGCCGTACGCTCACCTGCCAGACCGCCCCGATACAATCACCTTTGACTTGTGGGTAAACTATCTGCCGCCACACACCGGGCGCGTCAAGGTGGCGCTCGCTTCCGGCGCTGGCGCAATAATGTGCATTATCCCGAACGAGCTTTTGACGCCGAACGACTGGAGCGAAATAACCATCCCGCTAACCACACAGTGGCCTTGGCGCAAAGACAACGCTTACACCGGGCCGTTGGCAACGCAAGCGGAAATTGACGCGCGCGCAAAAAGCCTCAACGCGGTACAGGGTATCAAGGTGCTGATCAACGACATGCTCAACGCGCCGCAGGGGGACTTCACGGCGCGCATCAGGCAGTTCTGGTTTGACAAGCCCGACTCTCCAGCAATCGGCGGTGATGCCAACCCAATCTGGATTCTGTACGAGGCGCTGACGAATAGCGTGTGGGGATGCGGCGTTGACCCAGCAGACGCCTTTGAGGGAATTGATGACGCTTCATTCCAATCGGCTGCCAACCAGGTGGCGGCTGAAGGGTTGGGCGCGTCATACATCCTGCAGGAGTCAATGCAGTTCCCACGCTTTGCCGATATGATTTTGCGCCACGTTGACGGCGTGTTATACCGCGAGCCGACGAATGGCAAGTGGACGGTGAAGCTGATTCGGGACGACTACAACCCAAATCAACTGCTAATTCTGGACGAAACAAACATCATTGAAGTCCAAGAATTTGGCACAGACGTAAGTGGCGCTTTGCGCGACGTGGTGCGCATCAAATTTGCCGACCGCACCAAGCAATACAAAGAGTCTGTAGCGACTTTCCGTAATCCTGCAGTACGTGCAATTCAGGGGTACTCTTCGGCTGTCGAGTTGGACTTTCCGATGGTGCGTGATCCCGGCGTAGCGCAACGCATTGCCGAACGCGAAGCGCTGGGGTATTCGTATCCGTTACGCCGGTTACGAGTGACGGCAACACGGAAGGCAGCTAATTTACGTCCGGGTAGCGTGTTTCGATTCGTTTGGGCTGGGTACGACGTGGACGCAATTTTTCGCGTCACGTCAATTCGGCTTGGTTCGCCGGTTGATGGCGTGGTAATTGTCGAGGCGGTTGAGGATAAGTTTTCAATTGCCTCGACAACGATTGGCGCGCCACCGTTGCCGCCGCCACCGCCAGAAGACCCGCCACCACCTGAAGACCCACCAGATGATCCTCCTGATGGACCGCCTACAGAATAACTTTGGTGTGACCGAACGGGAAATTCAGCGTCGGATTATTGACGCGCTGCGCAAAGCTGGCTGCTTAGTGTGCGTCACCAGTAATCGGCGGCACACGGCGAATACGCCGGGAACGCCTGACCTGTTTGTGTGGCACGAGGGAAGGTGGACAGCGCTGGAAGTGAAATCGCCGGATGGGAAGCTTACGGCAAAACAATCGGCGCTTGTAGAATCCGGCGCTGTTTACGTGGTGAGAAGCGTAGAAGAGGCTTTACGCGCCGTGCTAGGATATTGACAGACTCGGCAGTAGCAAGAGACTAACTGCCTAGACCTAGAAGGGATTGCTAACTACTGCTGGGTCAACTTTTTCGAGGGGCGTGTCGTGCAGATAAACGAAGCCGGGCTGAAGCTAATCAAAAAATTCGAGGGCTTGCGCTTACGCGCCTACCGTTGCCCGGCTGGCGTCTGGACAATCGGCTATGGCCACACCAAGACGGCGAAGCGCGGGCAGGTCATCACGGAAGCCGAAGCTGACCGGCTGCTACGTGAAGATCTGCATGTTTTCGAGCGGGGTGTGCTGGATGCGCTTGGCGGCGCGCCGACGACCGAAAACCAATTCAGTGCAATGGTTAGCCTAGCGTTCAATATCGGTCTCGGTGCGTTTCGTAGATCGAAGGTTCTGGCTCTGCACAAAGCAGGGAAAACAGCCGAAGCCGCCCGTGCTTTCGCCAACTGGCGCAAGGCAGGCGGCAAGGTTTTGCCGGGGTTGGTGCGTCGGCGCGCGGCGGAAGCGAAGTTGTACCTGACGCCAGACAGTGAAAAAGCCCAGCCCGGTGGAAGCCAGGCTGGGCAACATCCAAGTAGTCCGGTTTAGGTCAATCCGGCAAGACAGGAATAGAGAGAGGCCGGCAGGGCATCACCAAGTGGCGGATCACGTTGTGCGATTGGTCGGCTGGAGACAATTCTATCGCATCGCGAATAGAACACCCCTCATCGGGCGGAGTGAACCGGATTTGTATATTCCCCGCCGGGAGCGCTTGAACGGCGTCACGCAAATAATCAACGTTGAGTACGCCAAACGCCGGG